ATTCAGAAGCATTCAGTCTAGATTTTGAAACTGTTCATTCGTTTCTTAAGTCTCACAAGAAAGTATACTTATTGGACAAGAAGTTTCACGCATACTTCTTAGATCTCCCTAACGCCATAGATTTACACTTCGTTAATCTAGATCAGACAAACGAATTTAACCAGTTCGATTGCGATACTAATTTATACCACGACTTTTACTCTCGTTATGGGCACCTTCCCATTATTAATGAGATCCTTCCCATAGCAAAGCACTACGAGAGATGTCAGTGCTTATACGATTACGTTAAAGGCTACTTCGATTTAGAGACAGATATACAAACGCAAGAGGACTTCATAAACGCGTACAAGTCTGTCGAGGAGAATCCAATAAAGGTGGATGTAAACTGTTTGCTGGATAAGTACCAGATTCACGATCAGAACTATTCTATTAAAGCAGACAAGATGTACTCTTGCTACAATCTATACAACTTAACAGGAAGACCAACAAATTCTTTTAATGGCATTAACTTCTTAGCAATTCCAAAAGAGAACGACTTTAGAAGCTGTTTTTTACCTAGTAACGATTTTTTAGTTGAATTTGACTTTGATGCTTATCACTTAAGACTAATAGCCAGACTGATTAATTTCGAATGTCCAAAAGAGTCTTTCCACGAATATCTTGGTAAAAGCTACTTCAATAAAGAAGAACTTACTGAAGAGGATTATAAAGAGTCTAAAACAATTACATTCAAACAGCTTTACGGCGGAGTTGATAAAAAATACAAACATATAGACTTCTTTGCCCAAATGGGTTCTTATATAGATGATATGTGGAAGCAATACAATAAGCAGCGAGCATATAAGCTTCCCACAGGCAGAATAATTAAGATGGATGACTCAATGACCAAGTATAAGCTATTTAACTACGTGGTGCAAAATATGGAGACTAGGGAAAATATTTATAAGATAAACCAGATACAGAATTATCTTAAAACCTCTGGAGCAAAGACTAAGCTAATTTTGATTACGTACGATTCTTTTCTATTTGACTTTAGTAAAAAGGACGGAAAAAAGACACTAGAGGAGATCAAAACCGTATTGGAATTCGGACAAATGAAAGTAAAACACAAACATGGGACCAGCTATGCATTCTAAACTAATTACAAATATTTATTAAACAAGGTTATGATAGAAACAAACACATTAGAATTAACACCAGAATCGCTTATGAACAAGCTGTTTTGCACATTCGCTAAAAAAGAGTTATTAGACGAAAGGTTGCAAGAAATAAATAAAGAATACAAGATACTTTATAATAAGATATTCGTATTGGCTTCCCCAGAGTCTGACGAGTACATGTGCACATATAATATAGAGATAGAAGGCCCTAACACCAAGATCCTACCGAATACTATTCTATTGCACCGAAAAAAAGAATCTAACACCCTATACACAATTAACGCCCTTAACACGCTAATCAAAACTCTTAACAACGGAGTATTGGACAATAAGTTCGTGGTAAATTGGGCTGATTATAGGAACGCTATCCTATTAACGCAAGGAGAAGACCTAAGAAAGTTGAACACTTCTATCCACAAGATAGTTGCAGTTTAACTCACTGAGGAATAAATTTTTTTCTTTCGAATATTTTTAGTATATTAGCTTATATAATAAACAACAGTTATGGACATTTCACAATTAAAATCTAGGCTCGCTTCCCTACAGAATCCAAGAGGCGGACAGAAAAAAGACTACAGTTTAACAATCTGGAAACCTACTGTCGGTAAACACATCGTTCGTATTGTACCTTCTATGTACAACAAATCGAACCCATTCAAGGAATTATTTTTCCACTATGGTATCAACAACAAGACAATGATTTCTCCGACTTCTTTCGGCGAAAAAGATCCTATTGTTGAATTCGCACAAGGTTTAAGAAAATCAAGCGAAAGAGACAATTGGCAAACGGCTAAGAAGTTAGAACCAAAATTACGTGTATTCGTTCCAGTTATCGTAAGAAACGAGGAAGACAAAGGCGTAAGATTGTGGGAATTCGGTAAGCAAGTTTACATGGACTTGTTAGCAATCTTGGAAGACGAAGACGTAGGCGATTTCACAGACCCTATTCAAGGTCACGACATTACAGTCGACACAGCAGGTAAAGAAACTACTGGATTGATGTACAACACATCTACAGTTCGTGTAAGAACAAAAGTAACTCCATTATCAGAAGATAGTGAAAAAGTTAAATTGTGGTTAAACACACAGCCAGATCCAGATACTTTATTCAAGCGTTATTCTTACGAAGAGATGAAAGCTGCATTGTTAGCGCATTTGAATCCTGAAGAAGAGATCAAACAGAACGCAGACACAGTTGTAGAAAAAACTGCTGAAACAGGAGACTTACCTTGGGAAAAAACAGAAGAAGCTCCTAAACAGGCTTTTAGTTTAAACACAAGTAAGACCGAGATCGATTCCAAGATCGACGATTTATTCAACTTTTAATTTATAAGCCCTCACCTAAAAACGAGGGCTTTTTAAACCGCACTAATGGCAAAGGCTAAAGAAGGGTTAAATAGCACCGTATCAAAAGCTATCAAAACAGAATTCAATTTGGATTCTTTTAAACGATCAAAGAACTTATCATCTACGTCCATTAAATTCAAGGACCAACAGTGGATTCCGCTATCGAAAGCGTTTCAAGACACATTACAAATCCCAGGAATCCCGAAAGGCCACATCACTCTATTACGTGGTCACTCAGACACCGGTAAAACAACGGCGTTATTAGAAGCAGCGGTGAGTGCCCAAAAAATGGGCATTCTACCGGTGTTTATTATCACTGAGATGAAATGGAGTTGGGAACACGCTAAAGAGATGGGATTACAATTTGAAGAAGTAGCGGATGGAGATGGAGTAGTTTCTGACTATAAAGGTTTTTTCCTATTCGTTGATAGAGAAAAACTAAACTGTATCGAAGATGTGTCTGCATTTATTGCCGATATCTTAGACGAACAAAAGACTGGTAACTTACCTTACGATTTGTGTTTCTTTTGGGACTCTGTGGGCTCGATCCCATGCCGATTATCGATTGAGTCTAACAAGAACAACAATGAGTGGAATGCAGGAGCAATGTCTCAGCAGTTCGGTAATTTCATCAATCAGAGAATTGTTTTATCAAGAAAAGAGAGTCAACCATATACAAACACTTTCGTTGCTATCAATAAAGTTTGGGTCGCAAAGCCTGAAACTATTATGAGTCAACCAAAGATGAAGAATAAAGGTGGAGACACAATGTTCTTTGATTCGTCTCTTGTAATTACATTCGGTAACGTTACTAACTCTGGTACAAACAAGATCAAAGCTACCAAGAACGGTAAAGAGGTTGAGTTTGCAAAGAGAACTAAAATCTCTTGCGATAAGAACCACGTAACTGGCGTAACTGCTTTGAATAAGGTTATTATGACAGTACACGGATTCATTGCAGACGATAAGAAAGAATTGGATAATTACAAGAAACAGTATTCACACCAATGGCTAAAGACATTAGGATCTACTACATTCGATGTAATTGAGGAAGCAGAAGAGGACATTAAAGATATATTTGACGCATCAGAAAATGAATAAAGAATACCAAAAAATATTCGAATCGCTTGGAAAAGAAGTGGTGGAAGAGTCTAAAGAGGATTTAAAGGTAAACGATAGAATCCTAATCATTGACTCTTTGAACACTTTTTTAAGAGCATTTACGGTAATACAACATTTCAACAAGAGTTTGAACCATGTTGGTGGACTAACGGGCTATTTAAGGTCCGTTGGTTACGCCATCAATTTGATAAGACCGACCAGAGTGATTTTGGCGTTCGATGGCAAAGGTTCATCTACTAATAAGAGATATTTGTATCCAGAGTACAAAGCTAACAGAGGCATACGCAGGGTCACTAACTGGGATGCTTTTGAGAATCAAGAGCAAGAGTCGGAAGCAATCACTAATCAGTTAGTTAGATTGATCGATTATTTAAAGTGTTTACCTGTAGATTTAATTTCGATAGACAAGATCGAAGCAGACGATGTTATTGGATACATTTCTCAACAGATGAATTCACAAATAACAATAATGTCTTCAGACCGAGATTATTTACAGCTCGTATCTCAAAATATTACTGTATATTCTCCTACGAAAAAAATCTTCTATACACCTAAAAAAGTGTTAGACGAATACGGAGTATCAAGCGAGAATTTTTTGAATTATAAAGTTTTAACTGGAGATGCTGGAGATAATGTACCTGGCATTAAAGGAGTCGGACCAAAAACAATCTCTAAGTTATATCCAGAATTGGCAGACGATGTGAAGATGACTTTAACTGAAGTGATAGACAAAGCAAAAGAGGGTGAAGGCAAAGCATTTATGAGTATTAGAAACTTTGAGCATCAGTTAAAGATAAATGAAAAGTTGATGGATCTAACCAATCCAAATATACCAGACGATTCTCTAGTTGAAATTAACGAGATGCTAGAAAATCCAAACAAGACTTTTAGATCTAAAGAGTTTATGAGTCTATACGAAGAAGACGATTTAGGTAATTCTATTTCTAATCTTCAAACATGGTTACACAATAATTTTTATCAGTTATCAAAATATAAATAAGTTATGGCGGTTTTAAATCAGTTACAACAATACGGAATTGGATTCCAAATTAAGGTTTTATCTAGCTTATTAAAAGATAAGGAGTTTTTACAAAACATAAACGATATCTTGGACGTAGAGATGTTTGACAATCCTGCTCACAAGTGGATCGTACAGGAAATTTTAAGATACTACTACAAGTACCATACGACTCCTTCGATGGAATCGTTACAGGTAGAAGTTAAGAAGATCGAAAATGAGGTTCTAAAGGTGAGCGTAGTAGAACAACTAAAAGACTCTTTGAAAGCGACAGACGAAGACAGAGAATACGTACAGAACGAATTTAGTAACTTCTGTAGAAATCAGCAATTAAAGAACGCAATTTTAAATTCAGTTAATCTTTTAGAGAAAGGCGATTGGGATCAGATTAGACCAATGATTGACGCAGCGTTAAAAGCAGGTCAAGACAAACGCATTGGTCACGAATACGAAAAGGATATGGAAACGAGATATAGAGCAGAGCAACGTTCTCCAATCGCAACTCCATGGGATAACTTAAACGAACTCTTAATGGGCGGATTGGGTGTAGGTGATCTAGGTATTATCTTCGGAAATCCAGGTGGAGGTAAATCTTGGTTGCTAGTAAACTTAGGAGCCATCGCAGTTCAGTTAGGTTACACAGTAAACCATTACACATTAGAATTATCAGAAGACTACGTAGGTAAAAGATACGATGCTCTATTTACTGGAATCGACGTACAACAGATTCACATGAACAGAGATAAGGTACAACAAGAGATTGACAAATTAAAAGGTAAGCTGATCATTAAAGAGTTTCCAATGGGTAAAGCAACGCCTAACACTATCGAAACACACATTCAAAAGTGTAGAGATTTAGGTCACGCTCCTGATTTGGTTATTATTGACTACGTTGACTTATTAAAGAGCAAAACTAGGTCGATAGATCCTAAGGACGCCATTGACGACGTATACACAGCAATCAAAGGTATGGCAAGAGAGTTAAAGGTGCCAGTGTGGACAGTGTCTCAGGTAAATAGAATGGGTGCTAAAGACGATGTAATTGAAGGGGACAAGGCGGCAGGCTCTTATAACAAAATGATGATTGCTGACTTTGCAATGTCTCTATCAAGAAAAAGACAAGACAAGGTAAACGGTACGGGTAGAATGCACGTAATGAAAAACAGATACGGAGCAGACGGTATGACTTACGCAGCCAAAGTAAACACTAACTGCGGAAGAATAGAAATCAATAAAGACGAGATAAGCGAAGATGACCTAACTTTTGATAATGGACA